GCGGAATGGGGGAAGGTTTCTTCCTGAGTGGCCCCGGTTTCGGGGGTTGCTGAGGGGGAAGGGGAGACAAGGGCCGCCGCGTTGTCTTGGGCGTCCGCGTTGTCAGTGGTGGCATATGGGGCAAGAGTTTTCATGATGGTAATCCTTTCGGGACAAAGGGGGACGCCTGTGGCGTCACGGTTTCAGAGGTTTTCGACTGGTCAAGACTTGGCAAGGGTCAAGCAATATTGAAAAACGGCGGCAGTTGGCCAAGCGTCGCGCCGCACAAGAACCCAAACGGGCAAACGCTCATAGGGCAAAACTCCCCCCCGTTTTCTGATGGCAGCATGTAGGGCAATCCGGCCCAATTCTTCGGCATCGGTTTCGCTCCCGTGCCACCGCTCCCACCCATCGGCGTTTTTATTCAATGCGGCAGGTGATATTTCTGGCCCCCAATGGATGGCGACAAGCCAAGAGTTTTTGACGGGGGAAACCTCGGGGGATTGGGTTTCTGATTCTTGGGCTGGCTCGGTTTCAAGCGTTTGCATTTGCTTGCCTTTCTGGCATGGCCGCTGCAATCCGTTCGCGTGTCTTTCGGATGCGATAACATCCGGGAGCGTTCTGCCGGTACTCTCTGAGCCTCTCGCGTGCGGCTTTGCTCGTGAGTTCTGAGGTTTCATCTTCCCACCCCCGGCCCCATTCGGCTTGCACTGTGAATATGTCGCGGGTTTTGCGTTGGTATGGCATGGGGGAATCCTTTGTAAAAAGTTGCCCGGTTTCGGGCTGTTCAGTCGAGGGACAATTCGATGGCGGCGAAGACTTTCCGCAATATCCCGCTTCGCGTGCAAGACTGCGACCGGGCAAGTAGCTCGCCTGCGAGGTGCTGAGCATGCGCGGTTTCTCCCTTCTCGCACAGGTCAAGAATTAGGTCGAGCGATGCCGAACGATAGTAGTCGTCTGGCTTTATCTCGCCGGGTTGAAATTGATTCTGTGGCATGTTGTATTCCTTGAAATGCTGCCCGGTTTCGGGCGGTTTTGTGGGTTTCTAGGGTTTCAGACGGAAGCAGGGGCGGCAGGGGCGGCGGGGGCTTTATCCGTCAACGGGACGCGATAATGCGCCGCCTCGGTGAAAACCTCCAGCGTTTTGACAACGTAGGGGGCCGACTCTGTGGCAATCCACGCCCCACAGTTGTCTCGTTCTGTGATTGTGTCCGTGACGGTGACGCATTCCACGCGGGAGAACACTCGCCGCTCTTTTGCCGCCGCTTTGGCCAGGGCCTTAGCGGATTCCTCAGAGAGAACAATCCCGCGATTGGCAAGGGCCGACTGAATGTCGGCAAGAGCTACCTCTTCGCAATCGCTGGGAACTGAAGGGGGCGCACTCTTTGGCAGGCCAAGGGGCGCAATCCTTGGCACAAGGGGCAAGGGGCTCCGGTTCATATTGCGAAAGTGGTGCGAGGAGGGATCCTGCTGTGGATCGGGGACAATGCGGGGTGTGGCCTTCCTGTTTTCTTTCTTCATACGCGCAATCTCTCGCGCCATGTCTTCAGCATGGACACGCTGGGGCGAGCATCCGGGGGACTCCTCAATCCAGACTGTTGGCCGGAGTGAATACGCCGCAGTTACAAAAAACTCAAAAAAGTGAGCTATCGCCAATGCGGGGGGAACGTGGAGGCCATGGGCTTGGTATTCCTCCAGCGGGACAACGCGGGGGCCAGGGGGAACGGTTTTGGTGAGTTTCATGGCGTGGATCCTTTGGGGGAATGGTCCCCGGTTTCGGCAGTATCGACAGTTTCCGAGGTTGCGAGGGGGGCAACAGGAACACAGCGCCGATCATCGGGCAAACCAACGGGCATGACCAGCCCCCGGCGGGACACAACAAAGGGGCGCGATTCTTCCATCGGATACAAGAGACAACCCCTTTGCCCGCCTTGGATAACATGCTCCACCTGTTCCTTGCCAGCGTCAATACCTTTGATTGCCTTAGCGACAACGGCAGAATCGAAGGCCAGCGCCGCCCATTCCGTATTCCCAAAACTGGCCCAGGTGCGCTTGGCACGGAATGCCGGGCGATACGGAGGGAAGGCGCCAACGATAAGCCGCGAGACTTCAACGGCGCCGCTTGGGTGCGTCAACGTGAAACCTTGGCCATCTTGGGAAACAGTGGCAACGGCGGGGGTCCACTCTGGCCGTGCCTTTGCTTGCTCTTTCGCCGCTTTGCCCCAGTTTTGGAAGGTCTGAGGGGAAAGAATGAAAGCGCCAAGGGGAAGGCTAAGCAAGGACGGCGCCGCGCTGGCGTCTGGGAAAACCTCAAGGGACCACTCGGCAAGAGCTTTGCCATTGGCTGCAACGATAACGCAAGAATCTTGCGCGACGTGGACGGAAACCCCCACGAGACTGGGGGAAGATTTATCAGTATCGGCGCACGCCGACGCGCTGGCAACGGCGTGAAGGAAGGCGGGAAGGTGGACGAACGGCATCAGGGGACTCCTTTGGGGGCGCTGTGGCCCCCGGTTTTGTGTGTTTTTGATAGTTCTACTTGCCCCAAACGGTACCGGGACGACGCAACACAAGCCAGTCTGTGGGCATCAGATCCAAGCGAGAACAAGCAGCCCAAAATGATTTTACGAATGCGGCACGTCCCTTGCCGTTGCGCTGTAGTCCTCGGAACTCCGTGCGCCCCGTGATCCGCCTGGCATTCAAGTCCGTCAATTCCCGGCGGACAAATTCACAACTGAACCCGTCCCGCTCTTGGCGAAGGAAGGCAATATCCTCGCCAGCGTAAAGCGTGGCTGACTCGGGAGCGGCGGAAATCATGCGCTCCGTTTTCCCCGTGATCCACCAATATCTTTCGTTTCTGCCGCCGGCATCTATTCCCAGGAAGTCAGGACGGGACAAAAAGGCGGTCAGAGTGTCGAGGGGCCAAGGGGTCGAAGCGGGCATGTCGGGAATCCTTTGGGGCCAATGGCGGCCCCGGTTTTGAGGGTTTTCTGTGGAATCAAAGAGGAAGGGAAAACCTGACGCGCTTGAATCCGCGTGCATTCAACGTGACAGCAGGGGAGGACGAAGGGCCGGCAAGGAATCGGGCGGAATCCTCGGACACTGGCCACGGGATGCCTTGGCAGAATCGGGCAGAGGCGAGGCGCCGGGGGGATTCTCTGACTATCTGATCGGGTGTGTGTGTTCTCGTTCGGTTTCGCTTTCGACGCAGGACTCGCACGGGCAGGCATGATTCATGCAATGATCACAACAGCATTCATCAGAACAACCGCCCCTCGCTTCAACAAGCGACTGAAAAGATTCTTCGGTTTCACCATCGGCAAGGTCAATCACCTCTTGCATGGTGTACATGCGCAAAAAGAGGCAGTGGCTAGACCCATAGGTACGGTGAAAAGACACAATCACCCCATCTTGTACAGGGTGCGCTGTGACTGTATCGGCATTGCCGTAGCGGTCTTTGCCGTTGTCGAAAAGGGTGGCAGCGTCTTCTGTATGGTGCAAAACTGTGGTCATGGCGTGATCCTTTGGGGCAGCTTTGGCCCCGGTTTCGGGTGGTTTTCGATGGAATCAGAGAAAGACTAGGACCAAAAGTGTGGAAACTGGGCGCGATCTTCAGCGAGCATGGCAGACATACGGCGCCGCTCTTTTGCGCTGGATCGCTTGGCAATAGGGGGCAGAGGGGGGCGCCGGAAGCCGAGGAATAGGAGGATGAAGCGGATCATATCGCTATCCTGTCGCAGTCGGCCAAGATTGCATCGTTTGGCGTTGCACCGATCCGCCCGGCCTTGGCTAATTGAACGGCAAGAAAGGGCGTCCAATGCTGGCCCAGGTGGGCAACCGTGTCTGTCGTGCCGTCGTAGGTGATGGCGTCAGGATCCCGTGCACCATTGTTGATGCTATTATGATAAAAGACATAGCCAGTTTTTCCCTCTTTCAGATCCTGCAAATCATACCGGGTGCAGTCGTTGTGTTTTCGCATGGTGGAATCCTTTGGTATAAGAGGTTTCAAGGGGATGAAGGATCAGGGAATCAGAGGTTCACAATCAGACAAGTGAGGCATGGGAGGCATGCTCGTCCATGCTTTCGGATACTCCACAGGGATGCCTTGCCGCTCGCAATGCGGCACCATATCGCAAGGATCAGGCACTTCACCGCGAAGGCAGGCAGAGACTGCATCAAAAGTCGCAAGGTCAAAGCGAATGACAGGCAAGCGATTGGAAAAAACGGCAGGCAATTCATCATATCCTGAGAGTGTCCAGCGGTGCCCCAGGCCATCCACCCCGGACACGCTCCACCCGCCCCCTAGGTGGGGACGGGCAGCATACTCGCAGCCATCATTTGTGGAGTCTTTGTATTCTATGGTGACCATGGTGGTTTCCTTCGGATCAGAGGGTTGCAAGAGAGTGCGAGAGTCTGAAAGGTTTTTTCTTTCTCTCTCACCCTCATGGATTCAAAGCATACAGCCTTTTTTCGCTTGTCAACACTTGCCAACGCATTGCGCTGCAATAGGTTACAAAAAGGAAACCACGGGGGGTGGTCTTTTGAGAGTGTGAGAGAACGGGGAACAGGGGAGACAAGAGGGGGTCCGGGTTGTCTGTGGTAAGTGTTGGGATTGCAACACTATAGCAAAACTATAACATTGCGAAAGTGTTATATTTATATGTTTGTGAAACTATAACAAGGGGGATCGTTTGGGAAAGTATGACAGGCGCTTTTTTGTTCGTGGACATATGACATATTGCTAGCGTTTGGAAAACTAGTACAAGGTTGAAAGTGTGAAAGGACCGCCTGGGCCCTGTTTCAATGTAGAAAAGTCGGCAGAATGATTCTTTTGTTGTACTTTTGCATGTTCTACATTCACGAACAGCATCGACATAAGTCTATGCGAAACGGTACCTTGTATATATGGAAATGTTATATTGTAAATATGTAATATAATAAGAACCCGGACCTGCTTTCACTAAGGGTACGCCTTGGGGCTTGGGGTGTGCCTTTCACCGCGCGGATCGTGACAGAGCGTGGGGCGCAGAAGGAACGACCGGGTGACTTTTACCAACATATTTGCATTTTCTACATTCACGAACACTCTTGATGTATAAACGCTTACCATGCAAGCCGTTGTCTCGCTTGTTCGCTATGTAGAAATTTTTTTCGCTATGTTGAACCCTTGTTTTCTGGCTGAAAATACATTCCTGGGGAAAAACGGGGCAGAGGGGTGCCCGATCGCTGGCACCGAGGCTTGCGAATGTTAACGAGCGGTCACCTATCGATCCATCGCGATGCACCGATGGAACCGCTTGTCAACTTTTCTTGACGTTGGGCGGCAGTGCGGCAGGTTGTCAATTTTTCTTGACACTCGATGGAACCAAGGGGAACCAAGGGAACCAATCGGACCCAAAGGGAACAAAGGGAACCAAGGGGAACCAATCGGACCCAAAGGCGCCAAAGGCCACAAGCCCCAAGGGCGCCGATGGGCTCCAGGGGGGACAAAGGGGAGGCGAGCGGTCCGAAAGCATCCAAAGGAAGCCAATCAGAACCGATGGAACCACCAGAACCCGAAAGCACCAAAGCGCCAAAAAACGAAGAAACCTATGTCCGATAATGTATAGTATGTCCTTTTCGATAATTTTTAGCAATCTGAGAACATGGGATGCCATTGGTTCCATTGGTTCCAATGGGGTGCAGTCGCTGAATCGGGTGCAGTCGCTGAATCGGGTGCAGTCGCTGAATCGGGTGCAGTCGCTGAATCGGGTGCAGTCGCTGAATCGGGTGCAGTCGCTGAATCGGGTGCAGTCGCTGAATCGGGTGCAGTCGCTGAATCGGGTGCATGTCGGGCCAGGTGAAAACAGCGAAAAAATGGCTGGAAACAGCCAGATAGCCAGATAGCCAGATAGCCAGATAGCCAGATAGCCAGATAGCCAGATAGCCAGACAGCCAGACAGCCAGATAGCCAGATAGCCAGATAGCCAGATAGCCAGATAGCCAGATAGCCAGATAGCCAGATAGCCAGATAGCCAGATAGCCAGATAGCCAGATAGCCAGATAGCCAGATAGCCAGATAGCCAGATAGCCAAACCCCCAACATCCAAAAATAATGAAGAAGGCTTCTCCATACCGAGTAGCCGTGCGCTCGCGCTTGAAACCGAGTTCTCGCAACCCCCCGTGCCCCAATGATTTACGAGCGATTCCAAAAAGTCCGATGTCCAAAAATTGGCAGCCCTCAAATCCGAGTTTCTGTAAGTGCTTGTCACGCAAGGCTCCAAGTGTCTCCAAAGGCCCACGCAGAAACCAGGCGAGGCCAAAAAGAAATTGCCTTGGCCGTTTGGCTGTAGGAAGTGCGGCCAGGCAACCTTTGATCACAATTTACGCACCTGCTCAATTTTTGAGCGATTCTTTCAATCCAACCAAAGGTAAGCCATGGCTGCTCAAAAATTACGCAGTTGATCAAAATAAAACCATCGCCACCACGGCCCCCTTGCCAAAAACGAAAATCGGTGTAAAAATAAACCTACTTCGGCGGGAGACGAATGTTTCCGCTCAGAGCCAAAAGTGTAAAACCCATATAAATCCCTAGCGTTTATGACAGGTTTTCATGGCCACACACGGAAACACGTTCGACCCTACGGCAATGCCAAAAATCAAACTGGACCCGTCGTCGCTGAAGACGATCCGTCCACTTGTGGCGAACATGGCGAAGAAGGGAGCGCGGCCCAGCGACATCGCGGAGCTTCTTGGTAACGCATATCCCGTCCCGGTCATCCAGGCACTCTTTGCCGAGGAGTTCATTTCGGGGGCGGCAGAGTGTCGGATGATGGTAGAGCAGAAGATGCTCGATGTCATCATGGATTGCGGTGATCCAAAGCTGATCCAATTCTACCTTTCCCGCCTTGGCGGCAAGAAGTGGGCGGAAGGTGGCGAGGCCCAGGCCGGAGCGGAACCAAAGCGGTTGGCGATCAAATGACGGAATCGACAAACCCGAAGGAATTGTTGGCTTCCATCCTTGCGGACCTGAAAGACGGGAACGGTGATGGCGGCCAGGCCCAGGCGGTTCGCGGGAACCCCTTGCCTCCCTCGGCACCAAAGGCCATTCCGCCAGAAGGATTCCCAAAGAGTGCAAACGGCAAAAGGCCGGCACGTCGGCGCCCCGGCAGACCCCGCAAAGAGCGCACCCCTGAGCAGGCCGCCAAGGAAGAGGCCTCCGCTCTTCTCAACTCGCGGGACGATGACACGTCAGCGGAAGATGGCATCTTCACAGACGGGCTCCCCCTGGATCAGATGAAGGCGTTTATCGCCGACAGTATCAAAGGTCGGGCGAATGAGCGAATGGGCGACGTTGGCTCGCGGATCTCTCGGCTTCAGAAGTCGGCCAATGGGCAGATCGCGGCGTACCTGGAAGAGCAGGAGCGCGTTGCCAAAGTGGCTGCTGCGGCAGATCGGGCGGCTCAGAAGGCGGCGATGGCGGCACTCATCAAAGAGTTTGAGGCAGAAGGACACAGCCAAGAGGCGGTCGAGCGGGTCAAGCGAGCGGCTGAGATGGTGTTCTCGGACGATCCTGATTCTCACACGGCGGACGGCACTCCGCGTGAAGTCATGGAGATCACGGGGAACCAGCCGGAACAGACGGCTTTCTTGCGAGACATGCAACCGGGGAGTGTTCTGGCCCAAGGGGGTTGGGGGTGCGTTGCGGGGTGTACCCGTATCGACCATGGTTTTGACAAGAGAACGCTGATAGCCGATCTGTTCCGTGCCGGCAAGTGGTTCAACGTGGTAACTGCGGATGGACTGAAGTGGTGCCCGCCGCCCGTTAAACTGCCAGAGGCAGAACTGTTCCACGTTTATTTCGAGGACGACGCGCGGATCACTGTCCACCCAGACCACAAGTTTTTTACGTCTGATGGGAAGTGGCAGCCCTTGCATGACTTGGGTATAGACTTTGAAGTGTTGTCGCCGTCCCCCACGTTGGCTTTTCGCCAGGCGGGATTTCATTCCCCAGGGGAGTGGGACGATCCGAGAGTGGCTGGATCTGGGGAGACATTCAAGAAAATCATTTACATCAAAAGCGCAGGGGTTCAGGAATACTACGATCTGAACGTACCGGACGTTGGGCACTATTTGGCAGAGGGCGTGTGGAACCACAACAGCGGCAAGTCGTGGAGCGGTGCCCGCAAGTTCGCGTTCCTTCACGCTCTCAACAATGAGTCAGAGGGCATGATTATCGCCCCCACTCGTGAAGACCTTGTGCGCGACATTGTCCCCAAGTTCATTGATTTTTGCAACGAACTCAATTGGACAGTCACGCGCAAAGAGCAACCGCTTCGGCTCACGGTCCTGGGGCGGCAGATTCACTGCATGTCAGCGGAGGAACCGCGCCGAATCAGTGCGTTCACGGTGGGGCATGGTTGGGTGGATGAAGCCGCTCGTGTCAAGGAATCCAAGGTTGATCCTCTTGACGATGCCCCCACGCAGATTCGCGGGCGCATGCGATGCAAGAAAGCGAAGGTACTGCAACTGATCGTGACGACCACGCCAGAAGGGATTCACACTTGGGTGCAGCGGGATTGGATCAACGAGGAAACGAGGAAGCCGAACCATCGTTTCTACCTACTGAAAACGGTATTGAATACTGCCCTCCATGAGAACTACCTTGCCGACCTGAACGCGACAATCCCGGCGGACTTGGTTCAGCAGTACCTCGACGGCCACGCGGTTGACTATGTCGCAGATCGTGCTCACGCCACGTTTGGCAACGAGAACCTTTCTGCGATGGAGTTTGACCCACGGCTGCCGCTGCATATCGGGCTGGACTTCAACGTGGACCCCATGTCCTGGGTGGCCGCGCAGGAGTTTGGCGGCGGGATTCACTGCATTGGCGAAGTGTTCATCGAGGGCGGAACGACGATTGACCGTGCCCTCCAAGTGGCTGCCGAGATGGGATGGGGGAAAAGCACACGAGTCGTCTTTCACCCCGACCGTTCGTCCAAGGCCCGTTCGACAACTGGTGATGGCGAGTTTGTCAGCTTGATGAAGGCGGCGAAGGCCCTGGGGTGGAAGTGTGAGGGCACCGCGTTTGGCCACAATCCGCCAGTCATCGCACGTATCGGCAAACTCTCGCGTGCCATCCTTTCAGCCGACGGGCAACGTCGATTCTTTGTGAATCCCAAGACGTGCCCGCGCTTGACCTCTGAGTTGCGTACCGTTGGCCGGCGCCAGGATGGGGACTACGATCCAGGCAAAGCGAAAGACAAAGGGCACATATTGTCTGCCATTGGGTACGCCATTTTCGAGATGTTGCCAGACAAAGACCTCAAAGCCGGACTCGTTCCGTTCAAGTATTGAAAGAAGGAGACAGTATGACTTACGAAGAACAAGAACAAATGGGGATCAATCTTATCGACGTTATGACGACGGGGAAGTCAGCGGAGCCGATTCGCCGGGTACTTTTGACTGGATCCCCAGCAGGAGACTACTATAAGGAGATAGAGATGGGATGGCCCATTCCACAGTCAATGATCACCCGGCATCCGGTCACAGAGATAGAGGAAGTGTACGAGATCCCCGATGGCGTAGGCATCTATCAGGGAGCATATGACGGAAGCAACTTTTGATACTACCGCAGACAAAAACGTCAAAGCCGGCCTTGTGCCGTTTAAGTATTGAGAAAGGAAGGGGACATGGTGAAGGGAATATATCTGTCGGCGTGCTTGGCGTTTGGCGTAGGTTGCCTCTTCTTTGCGGCAACGAATAGTCGATACGGAAAAGGCTGGCAACGCGAAGCCATCTTGAAAGGGCACGCCATTTGGGCAGTGGACAAAGACGGCAGCCCAGTGTTTCAATGGAAACCGATTGGGGGCGAACGATGAAGTCCACCCCTGATCTTTGCCTTGCGCCAGAAACCACTGTAATCGGCGGAGGTTTGCAGCCGGCAGACCCTTTGCCTGCCGCGCTTCCGTGTCCGTTCTGTGGAGAAAAGTGTTACACTTCTACGAACGGGGACATTTGCCACTACGGCGCCCCGCCGGAAAACTGTCTTATGCGGCACGTTCAGACGGCAGACCTAAGCAGCAAAAGCGGTCCAAGGCTTGTGGACCTCTGGAACACACGGTCCGGCGCAATGCAAAAAACATCAAGGAGCGAGTGATGAATCTTGACAAAGACGTTTCCGGATACGTGGAAGGGATGTCTCTTCGCCAGGGCCTGAACGCAGCGATGAAATTGCAGTCCATGTTGGACGAAGCGGCCCAGGATCGCGCCGACTTTCTCGCCAGAGCAGGTGGATCTATCGGCACAGACAACGGCACATACCTGGCGTACATCGTGCGAGAGGACGCGCTCAGAGCGTTGGCCAGTGCGCTGCGAGACGCCATCATTGCCAAGTTTGGCAAAGAGGATCAAACGTCGTGACGAGGCATGCCCATTGCCCACAGCCACAAGATGTTAGCGTTTCTGAACACGCGACGGAGGCAATCCCACATGGACATTGAAATTGGCAAGAAGTTGAAACTCTCTGAGGAATACCTTCAGTCCGTTCGTGCCCGTTCGTTTTGGCAGGCGGCCTACGACTCCACACACACTTTTGCGGAAGGGTACGATGCGGCAGGGCTGCCCATTCTGCCCAAGTATGAAAAAGAGCGTGAGCCCGACTACATCTTTAGAAAAGCAACCGCTATCAGCCGCCCGTTCACGCGGGCAGTCATTGGCGCATATCACAATCGCGTAGCCCGTGCTCCCATCGTGCGCCAAGTCGGCGACAATCGTTACCAAGAGTTCATCGAGGACTGCGATGGCTTGGGCACGCCTCTGTCTCAGTTCATGCACAGGGCTTTGCGCAAGTCTCAGATTCGCGGGAAAGAGTTCATCCTTTGCGACTCAACCATTGACCCCAATGTTCAAGTGACGACAAAGGCTGACGAGATCGCGCTGGGCGCTCGCATTGTTCTGGTTGACATCGATGCGGATAGTGTTTTGGAATACAAACTATATCGTGGAATCGTGCAAAACGCTGTGCTTTTAATGGAAGATCCGTCCGGCGAGAAGTTTCTGCTTGTGGTAAATGCGGACTACACTCAGCGTGTTACGTTGGATCAGAAAACGCTAGACACGTCTTCTCCTGAATTGATTCCTATGGAAGCCAAGGCTCCGAGCCCGCACAATTACAAAGCGTGTCCCCTCATCAAATTGGAACCGCTGGAAAGCTACTCTCAATCGGGCGCAGTGGCGGAAAGTCAGAAACGCATCTGCGGCCTGGAATCAATGGAGTTCCTGGAATACGCTCACGCCACTTTCACAACGTGGGCTTTCATGGGCGTGTCACCAGAACAGCTTGCACAGATTCAAGAAGTCGGCGCGGGCATCGCTATTGCAATCCCTACTGGCGTTGGGTCAAACAGCATTCCGACATTGGAAAAACTTGGGGCAGATCCGGCGCAATCTGAAAGTCTGAGAAAAGCCTACGACAAAGAAGTCAAAGAGCTTTACCGTGGCGCCGGCCTGAGCCCTGGGAACCCCACGGATTCAAGCACGCCTGAGTCAGGCATTGCCAAGTCTTTCCGCACGGATGAAGTGAACGCAATCCTGTCTGCCATTTCCACATGCGGCGGGGAAGCAGAAAACCGAGCGGCCAAACTGTTGGCGAATGCTCGTGCATTTTCTTTCCCTGGAAAGGCTCGTTGGCCGGAAGAGTTCAACACGCCTTCTCTCATTCAAGAGTTGGAAGCGGTTCTGCGCGTGTGGGAGAGCAACCTGCCAGACACGCTGCGGCGAGATGCTGCCCGTCGGTTCATGTCTGCTCGTCGCCCGTTGCTCTCGCCGGAAGAGACGGCGAAGTTGGAGGAAGAGTTGGAAGAGGTGCCGGTCAACCGTGCGGCTGTTGACGATGAAGAAGACGACATGGAAGACGAGAAAGACGACAAAGAGGACGAGAAAGACGGCGCGGCCACAGCCCCTCGCAAAACGCGAAAGAAGTCCGCGCCAAAGACTGGCACAATCGGCATCCGCTCTTTCTCCGATGGCAGCCAACACCAACCCGATTGACTTTGTTGACTGACCTAATCCTTGAAAGGAAGGACCAGGACATGAATCTAGTGAGCTGTGATGAGTGTGGGATTGTGTTGGACGCCAATAAACTCCGTTTTCCTGAGAATATCTTTCTCGAAGATGGAAGTGTTGACCAAACGAAGTCCTCATGGGATCCCGTTTCCTCGCAATATGTTCCAATGGTTTCCTGTCCGCAATGTGGTTTCGAGATTCTCAATCACACTTAGCCTGCCCCAGCAGTTTCGTTGACAAACCCGCTCCTTGAAAGGAAGGACCCATATGAAAACCGTCGAAATCGACGGCATCATTATCGAGGTGGCAGACGATGCCATCGCCGAAAAGTTGATTGCCAAGCGCCAGGAAACAAAGGAAAAGACTCGCAGTCTTGCCGCAGAACTTGAGGAGACCCGCGCAAAGATCGCGGCCATCGACAAGGAAAAAGCGGATCAGCTTGAGGCCGAAAAGGTCAAAGGGCTGGCCGACAAGAAGAAGTTCGATGAGGCCCTGGCGACCGTCAAGGCGTCTTCTGAGGCCAGAATCAAAACCCTTTCAGACTCGTACCTGAATGCGGAACTGCGGGCAGCCGTCGCCGGCAACGCAGAAATCGTCCCCTCTGCGGTTGACGATGTTGTCTCGCTCATTCGCGGGGCTTGCACATTTGATTTAGATGCTAAAGTCGTGCGTGTGCTGGATGGGTCTTCTCCCAAACTTGGGGAAGATGGCGCCCCGATGAAAGTGGATGCTTTCATCAATGAGACGCTAGCAGCCCGCCCACACTTCCGAAAAGCAACGGCCACATCTGGATCGGGTGGGGCGTCTGGAGCAGGCGGAACGAAAGTCGGACAGTCGATCACGAACGATGCGTTCTTGGCGATGTCCCCGACTCAACGTGCCGCCTCTCTCAAGAAGCCATAGTGTTTATGGTGTCATGGGACGGGGCTAACCAACTTCCCCGGAGTCCCCTCCCATGGCCAACACTCTCACTTCCCTCGCCCAAACTCTCTACCGCGCTTACAACGAAGTTCCCATGGAAGCCACTGGCTTCTTGGACTCGATGGGCGTCAACTGGAATGCCGAAGCCATTGGCGTCAACGCCACGGTCAAGGTTCCCGTCATCACCCCTCGTGCTCTTGGGTCTGTACCCACTCCGGGCATGACCTGGACCGCTGGGGCCGATTCTGTCTCCTCCACCCGTGATTTCACTCTCACGGGAACGGCTGAATACACTTTCAACATGACCGCTGAGGAAGAGAAGTACCTGTCGATTCCTGACAACGTCACCGCGCAGGAAATGCTGCGTCTGAACCTGGAGCAAGGCAGGCGCGTCATCCGCAACGCCGTCGAAGCCGCTGTTGGCACCGCGCTGAACGCGAATGCCAGTCGTGCCATTGGCACCGCCGGCACCGCTCCGTTCGGCAGTGACATCACCCTGCTCAATGAAGCCATTCGCCAACTTCAGATCAATGGCGCTGCCGATTCTGGCCGCGTCGGTGTTCTGGACTTCAACGCTGGATACAATCTCCGCAGTATCGCGCAACTCCAGAAAATGAATGAGACCGGCGGGGACATGGTCCGCAGCGGCATGATTGGTCGTCTGGCTGGCACCGACATCTTTGAGTCGGCCAACATTGCGTCCCACACCAAAGGCGCGGCCACCGGCACCCTGGTCAACAAGAGCGGCGGATACGCCATTGGCGACACCTCCATCGTGTTTGATACCATGACTGTCAACACGACCGGCATCAAGGCTGGCGATGTCATCACCTTCGCCGCTGACACGACATACAAATACGTCGTCAAGACCGGCGCGGCTGCCACCTCTGGCACCATCGTTCTTCAGGAGCCCGGCCTGCGCGTTGCAATCCCAGACGACAACGCGATCACCGTGACCAACAGCCACGTTTCCAACATCGTCGCGGCTCCTTGGTCCACCAAGATCATCGCTCGCCCCTTGGCGCAGCCCCAGTCCCCCGCCGTCGAACAGCTTGTCCTGTCCGATGCCAAAGGCTGGAGTTGCAACTTGATCCGCGTTGTCGGTGACCAGATGGCCAGTTGGTACATGCGTGTCGCCTACGGCGCATTCGTGCCCAATCCCTTCGGTGTCATCAAGATCATGGGTTGACCTTAGCGGTTCTGAGGTGGCGTTGGCTTTCGGGCCAGCGCCACCAAAGGGCCTTTCGCACCATCGCCTTTTGTGGGCAGGTTGGTTGCACCAGAGATCGAGCGGATGGTTTTCCTCCTTTCTCATTCGTAGCGGACTGGCTCGGCTAACATGCCCACTTTGGAGCGTCCATGATCCCAGGCGAAACAGTCTATCTCGCAGTGCGGGTCACCACGGCTGCCGGGGCTCCGGTAACGGGGCTGACGCTTGGTTCATTTTCCAATGTTACGACGCTGGGTCCGAATGTAGTCACCATGGCCTTTTCCTCTGTGGTAGAGGTTGGTACAAATGGCGACTACATTCTGACGGTCACTCTTCCTCTTACCTCCGGCCAAGTGTGTGTGCGAATCTTCAGCGGCAGCAGCACAATCACCCCGCCGATGTACGCTGGCGAAATCGAATCCAACGACTTCGACACAATCGCGTCAGCGGTCATTCGGCCAACGGTTTCTGTGATAGACCCGGCTTCTCAATTCGCGGTTCAGAACTTGGTCATGACGGCGTACCGGTACACGCCACTCAGCATTGTGTTCTCGTCAACAACCGACTTCAGTGCGTGGAATAACTTCCGCTTCAACGTGTGGGACTCGCGCAGAACCGGAAGCATCTACACCTTGTCGGTATCGACGCCAGCCGCACCAGTCAACGGAGTCTCCACATTCAACATTGTCATCCCAGAAAACGCCGCTTTCTTCTCGCGCATTGACGCAGTGGTCACGGCGGGGCAGACGCAGTTGGCATTGGTGTACGACCTGGTCGGGGACGAAGCGGCTACGTCAAGTAAGTCCCGAACGGTTGTGTCTGGTGCCCTCAATCTCCAGGCGAATGTAGGTGCTGCATGAGCTTGCTTCCTGTTTCTGGGAATCGCTGGGTGCTTTTGCCGGGGGAAGTGGCAAACGACAAACTCGACAACATGGCGCAGAACACCATCAAAGGGCGGGTTTCTACTGGTGCTGGCGCCCCAGAGGATTTGACTGCGGCACAAGTGCGAACGATCCTCAGCATAACGGCAGCAGGTGCCGCCATCCTTGACGATGCGGATGCCGCTGCTCAGAGAACGACTTTGGGCCTGGGGGATTCCGCCACCAAGAATGTCGATGTAGCAAATGGCGTTTGCGGCCTGGACTCAGGCGGGAAAATACCAAGCGGCAATCTACCTTCAGGAATTGACGTTAAGGTGTTGGCCGACGGCACAGACTCAACGCCGGGCTACCTTGCAGACAAGTGTGATGACGCCACTCTGGAAGTGAACACGTCCACGCACGTCATGCGCGTCAAAGCCCTTGGACTCTCAGACGCCCATATATCAGCGGCAGCGGCAATCGCTTGGACGAAGATCAACAAGTCTGGTGCCGCTGCGTCTGACGTTGGTGCGCAGCCCAGCAGTTCTGAACTTACGTCTCTGGCCGGTCTCTCGACAGTCGGCGTCATCAAAAGAACCGGATCGGGCACACACTCAATTTTGGCGTCAAACGCACCAGGCGAAGACGGCTTGGCTGGGAGAATGACTGTCGCGACAGTGACCACGGACCAATCCCCTGCCGCAGCGGATTGCGGAAAGGTGTACGAAAACACTGGCTCTGGCGCACTGGTCACGCTCACCCTGCCGAGCACACCGACGACAGGAACGCAATTCGTTGCCATTTGCCAGAACGCCAACGGCATCAAGTTTCAATGCCCCGCATCTACAACGGTGACGGTGGGCACTACGGTTTCGAGTTCTGCTGGGTACACGCAATCAACCGCCATCGGGTCGAGTGTTACGCTGGTGTACATCGGTTCCAATAAATGGGTGGCAATTGCCGTTACCGGCACCTGGACCACAGCATGAGCGCAATGTCTGGCCAACAAATTGAAAGGGCGTTTGTTCCCGTCTCAACAAATACGACAGTTGGGATTACTCACCACAATCGGATATTGTTGGTGACTGCTTCCACTGGCATCGTGACAATCACTGTCCCTGCGGCATCGACCATGCCCAACGGTTTCCAAGTTACCGTTGTTCGCGCCACGGGATCGACATACAATGTTCAGGTGTCTGGTGGATACTCGCAGACTTTGACCGCAGCGGACCCCCAGCGGTCTATCGCTTGCGATGGATCGGCTTTGTGGTCGATGATTAACGGCGGGGCTGGTGGCCCTCCTGGTGGAACTACTGGTCAAGTTCAATATAACAACAACGGTAGCTTTGGTGGGATCGCTGAGGGGACTTCTGGGCAAGTATTAACCTCTGGCGGCCCTGGTGCAGCGCCTTCGTTTACTACAATTTCAGGTGGTAGCGGCTCAGGCGGCGGGGGCTGGGGGAGTAGTTCACAATTAACTATGACTCAGCAGACTACTGGGTTGACTGCTGGAAGTGCTGTTAGGTTTACTTCTACCACTGGGGATCACGCTTTATCCAATTACCAAGTTACTTTGAAGGCAGGGACTAAATCAGAATTAAGTGCTGAGTTATTCGCAGTGTATAATGCTGCTACCAGTCACGCTGTGTATCAGTGGTACAACGTAACTGCTGCTGCATACATTGGAAATCCTTCGACAGAAGTTCCAGGTAATTGGACAGGTAGTAACGCGACATACACAAATCAGATAAAAGCATTGATAACTGTCGCTTCGGATACCGTTGTAGAACTTCGCATAAAAACGGTTGGGGCGGGAACGATTACAAGTATTGAAACTGACTCTTGGGGTTTCGTTTCCTCTACCCTTCCCACAGGTGGAGCCTGGGCTAAATCCTCAGTCCTTACCCTAGCAGGACTTCAGTCAACTGGTTTAACTGCTGGTAGTCCCATCCAATTCGCTAATATAACTGGGGATCACCTTTTAAGTAACTACGGGGTTACTGTCAAGGGTGGAAGTGTTGCGATGTTGAGGGCTAAAGTTGGGTGGGACTCTAGTTCCGCCACAGGTGTCGTGTTTAGATGGTATGATATGTCGGCTAATAGTTACGTCGGGATAGGCGGTCAGCCGCTATCAGACGATTACAGTGTTGGATATACCTACGCCCCTCAGACCGATCCATTTGTTAGAGTCTCCCCGACTACTGATACCGTGTATCAATTACGGATAGAATCAATTAACTCGGGAACCATTAGTAACATATACCCCACGTCTTACGCCACCGTCGAATCCACCGATCCTATGTGGCCTACGGCGGGTGGGTGGGCGAAGAGTGCGTTCATGGCTCTGTCGGCTTCTCAAACAACTGGATTAACCGCTAATTCTCCCGTTCAATTTGATTATATCTCTGGCGACTATCAACTAAACACTTATGGGGTGGTAGTAAAAGCTGGCACCGTTGCGATGCTGACTGCTCAGTTAAATGTGTTGTTTACCTCTGCGTCTGGGTCAAATCAGTTGACGTATAGGTGGTATAATGTAACTTCTTCAGCCTGGGAAGGTAGTCGAGCTGTCCTTAGTATTGCGCCAAATCCATCCTACGAAAATATAGATAGTTGTGTATCTAAGGCTAGAGTTTCTCCTTCTGTTGATTCATTGTATCAACTAAGAATAGAACAAGCTACTGGTGTTAATCGACTATACTCGGCAGTTAAGGATTGCTGGGCCACCGTCGAATCCACCGACCCCAATCCCCCCAAAGGCGGAAATTGGGCACTAAGTTCCTTAGTTACTTTGAGTGCCAATCAAACTACTAACTTGGCTGTTGGGCAACCTATAAGATTTGACACTATTAGTGGTGATCATACTCTTAGCAACTACAGGGTTAAGGTGAAGGGGGGACAGAAAGCGGAGTTGATTGCTAATCCTATCGCGTTTTTCTCGACCTCAAATCCAGCATATTTGACCACACGATGGTATGATGTTTCCGCCGCAACACTAATTGGTACTACAGGGGTACAAGACTGTAGGAACGATGGTGGAAACTATACCGCAGTGAGTCCTACGATAGCTTTGGTTACTCCATTAGCTGATAGCGAGTATGAACTAAGAGTAACCGCCGTTGCAAACATTACGCGAATTGAATCA